CCTAGAACAATTAAGTGAAGAACATGAACTTCCTAAAGCGATACTACAGGTCAGAAAGCTATCAAAAATACAGAATACATATATACATAAAATACTTCCTGAGCTGGATCGTGATGATAGGATACGTACTAATTTTAATCTTATCTTTACCACTAGTGGTCGTTTATCTAGTAGTGGAAAGTTTAATGCACAACAAATACCTAGAGACGACCCAATCATCAAAGGGTGTATCAAGGCTCCAGCGGGTTATAAGATTGTTTCGCAAGACTTAAGAACCGCTGAAATGTACTATGCTGCTGTGTTGAGTGGTGATAAGAATCTAGAAAAAGTGTTTACTGATGGTGGTGACTTTCACAGTAGTATAGCTAAAATGGTGTTTGACTTACCTTGCGAAGTCGAGCAGGTAAAGAAAATGTATCCTGATATGCGTCAAAGTGCTAAGGCTATCAGTTTCGGCATCTTATACGGTTCAGGAGCAGATAAGGTTAGTGTAACAGTTACTAAAGCAACAGGCCAGCATTATCCAGTAGAACGTGCTCGTGATGATATTAAACAGTATTTTACAACATTTAAAAAACTAAAGCAGTGGCTTGACACTAGAAAACAATTTATTGAACAGAATGGATATACTTACAGCTTTTTTGGCAGAAAAAGACGCCTACCTAACGTATTCAGCAGTGACAAAGGAATCGCAGCCCACGAAATACGTAGTGGAATTAATTCGGAAATCCAATCGCTTGCAAGCGACGTTAACTTACTCGGAGCTATTGAAACTGCTAGAACAATTAGAGAGCGTAAACTTGACGCAAGAATCTTCATGCTTGTCCATGACTCAATCGTGGCACTTGTTAAGGACAGCGACGTAGATGAATACTGTAACATACTACGCGAATCTACACAATATGACTGGGGCTGTAATATTAGTGGATTTCCTATTGGTGTTGATCAGGATATAGGCGATGACTACAGTTTCGGCAGTTTTGAGGAAACCTATAGGGCTGGCGAGCTTAGTTTGGCCCGTATTTAGATTGGGTGAAAAAGAGCCATACACTCATGGTAAACTAACCTTCTATAGTAGCGAATATGTGGATCAAGACGACCCTAAACCGTTTAATCGGTACAGAATCGTAGATGATCGTGGTGTAGACAAGCCTACTCTTGGCTTACGTAGACTAATGTTAAAACAGCAAAAGGTAAAACTACACCCAATTGGGTCAGCAATATACTTCCTACAAGACGTAATTAAGCTGGCAAAATCAACGACTTGGTTTATTGATAGTGTGGGACAGGTATTTCAGCACAAAAAACTTGTACGCGCCAAACTGGCTACATACAGGATTACCCAAGTTTTGCCTGCCAGTGGGATAGGGTGTGTTTTAGAGGTTGAGGGTCTGTCTGAAAGATTTAAAAGCCTGCAAGTTCCCAAAGAGTATGAATTGTATGCTGGTATACTACACTATAACCGATGCAACTTACTCTACGGCTACTATAGTGAACCAATTGAAACTACATGGAGACTAGTGTGAAAGCTATTATAACTAACAGGATTTATATGGACGATCCTGGTAGGCTAAACGCCAAGTTTATCATGGATAGTTTAACTTACAAGTTTAAAAAGAATACAGGCAGTAAAAAGTTTAGTGTAGTAGAAACCATTAAAAATTATAGATTGTTGCCAAAAGGCATACTTAGTGTGCCACAAGGTAGAACAGATTTAATACCTGATGGTTATGAAGTAGTAGATAAGCGCGTGTTAAATCCTGTACCTTTTCCTACACCTAAATATAGTTTGCGAGATGATCAGCTAGAAATTTATAATAGTGCTAATGATACTTGCTTTATTAATGCCTTAGTAGGTTGGGGCAAAACATTTACAGCACTACATATTGCACGCAAGTGGGGACAAAAAACACTAATAGTAACACATACTACTGCACTACGTGATCAATGGTGCGATGAAGTTAGAAGACTATTTGGTCATGAGCCTGGTATTATAGGCAGCGGTTTCTATGATGTAGAAGATCACTTTGTAGTTGTAGGCAATGTACAAAGTATTGTTAAATATCTGGATAGGATTAATAAAGAATTTGGCACAATTATCCTAGACGAAGCACATCATTGTCCTGCTACAACTTTTAGCCAAACTATAGATAGTTTTTATGCTCGTTATAGATTGGCGCTTAGTGGTACTATGGAGCGCAAAGATGGTAAACACATATTTTTTAATGATTATTTTGGTAACATAGTATTTCGTCCAAAACAAGCTAACACTATTAATCCAGTAGTACACTTAGTAAAAAGTAATCTTACACTAAAACCCAATGTAACTTGGGTGGAAAAAATTAATGACCTAACACAAAACGAATATTATAGAAAGTTTATCAGTGCTACTGCTAACTATCACATCCAAGCAGGTCATAGTGTACTAGTAGTAGCAGATCGCGTAGAATTTTTGGAGGCTGTAAAGGAATATGTTGGAGAAACGTGTTTGTTGGTTACTGGCGACACCAGCTATGAAGAAAGGCAATATGCCAAAGAACAAATCCTTAACAGAGAAAAAATGTGCATTGCTGGTAGCCGCCAAATCTTTGCCGAAGGAATATCAATCAACGCACTTAGTTGCGTTATCCTAGCAGTGCCTATGAGCAACGATAGTTTACTAGAACAAATTGTAGGACGCATTATGCGACCATATCCAGATAAACCGCAACCTATAGTAGTAGACATTCAATTTAGTGGCTGGGCTGATAAGAAACAAAATAATGATAGGCTTGGACTATACGTGCGTAAAGGTTGGAAAATCTTATCGGTATAGAAATTTTAACTTGCTGTGGTTAGTCTATTGTGGTATAATATATTATGAATCAAAGAAAAGTCTTTATGTTTAACCTAGCCAAGCTTGAAAAGCTAGCTAATGGTGATCAAGTAAAAATTGTAGAAATTTTAGAAGATTACTACAAAGGATTTAAGTATGACTTAAAGGGTGGCAGCTGTTTTTTAATAGAACCAGCACAACTATTTTTTGATCGTAATACAGATATACTATTTAAAGCACAGTATATACAGTTAGCGGCACGTAGAAGTTATCAGCAATATAAAGATTTAGGCTACACATATTTAGACTTAAGTTATTTTCCAGACCTAAATTTACAAGCAATAAAATACAATCCGCTATTAATAACAAAAAACAACAAAATATACTTCAAATACGAGGAATAAAATGGCACTTAGTTTTAAACAAACAAAAGGTAAAGCACTATCAAATAAAGTAGAAAGCTATGAATATAAAGACGGCGAGAATACAGTTAGATTAATTGGCGGTGTTCTTCCACGTTATATCTATTGGCTTAAAGGTACTAACAACAAAGACATTCCTGTAGAGTGCCTGGCTTTTAGTCGGGAAAAGGAAAAGTTTGATAATCTTGAAAAAGATCATGTAGCTGATTACTATCCTGACCTACGTTGCAGTTGGAGCTACTCAATTAACTGTATTGATCCTAAGGATGGCAAGGTCAAAGCACTAAATCTTAAAAAGAAGCTATTTGAACAGATTGTTACAGCTGCCGAAGATTTAGGAGATCCTACCGACTATGATACAGGTTGGGATGTTGTATTTAAGCGTCAAAAAACTGGCCCGCTTCCATTTAATGTTGAGTACACACTACAAGTTCTACGTTGCAAACCACGAGCACTAAGTGCCGAAGAACGAGCATTAGCAGATAACGCACAAAACATTGATGAAAAGTTTCCTAGACCTACAGCAGATGAAGTCAAAGCATTGCTAGAAAAGATTGCCCAACAAGGCGATGAAGATGAAGGCAGTGAAAGCGAGCAAGAAGCCGTTAAGGAATTAGGTTAATCAAAGGCCCAGTAATGAAAGTTACTGGGCTTTTTCATCACAGGAAAAATAATGAAAATACTTTTTACAGCAGATATTCATATAAAATTAGGTCAAAAAAATGTTCCTGTTGATTGGGCTAGAAATCGTTATAATCTCTTATGGCAACAGTTTGAAAAACTGCAAGAACAAGCTGATGTATTTGTTATAGGTGGGGATGTATTTGACAAACTGCCTAGTATGGACGAACTAGAAGTATATTTTGATTTAGTTAGCATTTGTAAAATACCAACTATAATCTACAGTGGTAATCATGAAGCAGTTAAAAAGTCTACTACATTTATGACTAATCTTGCTAAAGCCACAAACTTGCTAAGCAGTAAACGTAATGTTATTGTTATTGACGACTACTATAGCGACTATGGTATAGAGTTTGTTCCTTACAACAAACTAAAAGACTTTGAGCAAAACAATCCTTGGCCAGATGGTGGTAAAATTTTATGTACACATGTTCGTGGTGAAATACCTCCACATGTTACACCAGAAGTTAATCTAGATATATTTAATATTTGGAACATTGTACTAGCTGGAGATTTACACAGTTATGAAAATTGTCAGCGTAATATCTTGTATCCTGGTAGTCCTGTCACCACTAGTTTTCATAGAGATGTTGTTGACACTGGCGTCATATTACTAGATACAGAAACATTAAAACATAATTGGCTAAAACTAGAAGTACCACAACTAATAAGAAAAACAGTTGGTGCTGGCGACCCTAAACCGCCTACACCTTATCACCACACAATTTATCAAGTTGAAGGTGATTTGCAGGAGTTGGGCGGCTTAGAAGATAGTGATCTTATTGATAAAAAGGTAATTAAGCGTAGTAGTGATGTACAGCTTATGCTAAATAATGATATGACACTAGTAGAAGAAGTCAGAGAGTATTTACAGTATATACTACAACTCCCACAAACTACTATTGATAAAGCTGTATTAGAAGTACAAAATCAACTGGATAAGATAGAGCATGATTAACACAGATTATCATCCTAATTTTTACTATGTTGCTAGAATACTTGCTGAACGTAAGCATGGTACGCAAGATCATTGGCAACTAGAATTTGATAATGCTGTTGATATAATACTATTAATAGAACAATTAGGTTTTTTAAATAAGCGAAAGTTTTGGAGCAATGATAACAATAAAAGAATTACGTTGGAATAACTGTTTTAGTTATGGCGGTAACAATACCATAAATTTTGTCAAAGCTCCACTAACACAACTTGTAGGTAAAAATGGGCACGGCAAAAGTAGTATTGCACTTATTCTAGAAGAAGTACTATTTAATAAAAATAGCAAGTCAATTAAAAAAGCTGATATAATTAACAGGTATGTTAAAGATAAAACTTATAGTATTGAGCTTGACCTAGAGCGTGACGGTAATGACTATACAATTAAAACCACTCGCGGCACTAATCAAACTGTTAAACTATTAAAAAATGGTCAAGATATTAGTGCTCACACAGCAACACAAACTTACAAGATTATAGAGGATATTGTAGGTATTGATCACAAAAGTTTTGCACAGATTGTTTACCAATCAAATGCTATGAGCTTAGAATTTTTAACAAGTGCAGATACAGCTCGTAAAAAGTTTTTGATAGAAATATTAAATCTTACTAAGTATACCAAAGCAAGTGAAGTATTTAAGGATATTTCACTAGAACTTGGCAAAGAGATTAGCGCTACACAAGCTAAAGTTAATACTGTGCGTAGCTGGTTAGATAAATATGAAAAAACTGACTTAACAGTTAAAGGTTTTCACGTAGTAGAAATCCTAGACTCTAAATTAGAGCAAACTGCAGCCAAGTTAAATCTAGAAATAGCTAATGTAGATAAAACCAATCGTAAGATTGTGCAAAATAATACCTACAAACAACAACTTAGTGCAATTAACTTAACTTTTCCATCACCAGCACCTGTTGACGAAAAGCAGATCAAGCAACTACAACAAGAACAAACTGAAAATATGAAAACCGTTAAAGACGGTGAACTATTTATTAAAAAACTTAAAAATTTAAGTGGAGTTTGTCCTACTTGTTATAATCCAATTGATAGTGCAAAAACTCAAGAGTTGATTACAGCTAAAGATAATGAGGTTGAAACAGCCAGAGCTGCAGCTGCAACTGCACTAATCATATGTAGCGAATTGGAAGAGTCTGATAAAAAGCACAAACAAGCAATAAAAACTCAGCAAGAATTTGAGCGATTGCACCTACTAGTTGATAACTCACTACCTAGCAAAACACTGGACAAAAATGAATTACAAAATCAATACGATAACCTGGCTAGAGCTATACAAGAAACTAAACAGCGAATTAAGTTGGCAGAGGATAAAAATACTCAAATACAAGTACATAACAGTAAAATAGAAACTATTAAGCAGCAGTTACAAGAAATGAGTGAGGAATTGGAAGAGCACAGCTTTCAATTACACTTAATGACAGAACGAATGAGTATACTACAAGTACTCACTAAAACGTTTTCAACAACTGGTTTAGTAGCTTATAAAATTGAGTGCTTAGTAAAAGACCTAGAGGCAATTACTAATAAATATTTAGTAGACCTAAGTGACGGCAGATTTCAGATCAGCTTTAAAGTAAATAGTAGCGATAAACTACTAGTAGTAATTACTGATAATGGTAAAGATATTGATATTAATGCACTAAGTGGTGGTGAAAAAGCCCGTGTAAATGTAGCTACACTACTAGCTATACGCAAACTAATGCAAACACTATCGAGTAGTCGTATTAACTTACTAATCTTAGACGAAACAGTAGAAGCATTAGATGTAGATGGTAAGGAAAAACTAGTAGAAGTTTTATTAGGTGAAGAGCATCTTAACACATTTTTAGTCAGTCATGGTTTTAGCCATCCACTATTGGAAAAAGTAAATGTTATTAAACGCAATAACATATCTCGTATTGAGGGATAATATTATGCGAGCAAAGAGGTTTGAAAAATTATTAGAACGTAGACAGAAAAAAGTAACAAAAGCTCAGCAAAAAATAGAAAATCTTGATATAGAGGATACAAAGTATATGAATCAAGATGGAAAGATAGACTGGGATAAATTAGCAAAACATGTTAAGCAAGCATTAAAACAGGTAAAATAAATGATACCTGTAATTGGCACAGCAGTAGTGAATGGAGTTCAATGGTTGGATAATCTAATACAAAGTGTAGATTATCCAACAAAAGAATTTGTTATTATCAATAATAATGGTCGTGAAGAATTAAACCAAAAACTAGATCATTTAGCCAAACAGAAGCATAAATTTATTGAAAAAATTACTGTTTCACATATGCCTAGAAATATAGGCTGTAGTGGAGCATGGAATTTAATAATAAAATGTTATATGTTTGCCAATTATTGGATAATAGTAAACCATGACATAGAATTTCCTAGTGGATATTTGGCTAAAATGGTAGAAGCTATAAATGAGCCGGATATTGGAACAGTACACGGAGATGAAGGACCAAGCGGTAGTAATACTGGTGGCTGGTCACTTTTTGCTATAAGGGATTGGGTAGTTGAAAACTACGGCTTATTTGATGAAAATTTTTATCCTGGCTATGGTGAAGATTGTGACTATGAAATGAGATTGGCGCTAAATCCTATAAAGCGCAAACTATCATTAAACATACCAGTAAAACATGGCGGTAGTTATGACTATGGTAGTACCGGCTCTCAAACTTGGAGACAAGATCCACAACTAAAGGTAAAAATAGATTTTGCTAGATTTTTAAACGAACACGAGTATTTAGATTATAAATGGGGTAAAAATTGGAGATTGGTAAGTCCATATAAAACTGCTTTTGATATACCAAATTTTCCAGTAACAGCAACACCCTATAGTTTATATTTTGCTAGACGCAAAAATTTAGGATTTTAGTATGGTAGATAGTAGAGCTAAGGGCGCTAGAACCGAAACCCTAGCACGTGATATGTTGCGTAAGCATACTGGATTAGTTTGGGAGCGTGTTCCTGGTAGTGGGGCACTTGATGCTAAACATGGTTTAAAAGGAGATTTATACGTACCTAACCATGTTAATCATTATTGTGTTGAAGTAAAAGGTTACGCAGAAGATCATATTAACAGTGGGTTATTAACACATAAAACTCCGCAGATCATAGAGTGGTGGCAACAAACGCAGCGTCAAGCCCTACAAGTTGATAAAATGCCACTGTTAATATTTAAATATGATCGTAGTAAACTATTTGGCGCTACTAGTTTTGTTTGTGATAATATGATGGACAAGCGTTGGCTAATGTTCTACTCACAAGATTACGAGTTCTATATGTTCTTGTTAGAAGATTGGCTTGTAGGAAGCAGAACTAAATTTATAGATTGATTTTTGTTATCAACAGTGATATAATAGTAGATTACATTATAAAAAATAACATGAAAACCTTTAAAAATTTTGAATACAAAGAAAAAACACTGATGATAGTAGATGCGCTTAATCTTGCGTTTCGCTACAAACACAGCGGCATTAGAGATTTTGCTGAAGATTACTTACGAACAGTAGAAAGCTTAGGCAAAAGTTATAAAGCGCAATATATAATTATAGCAGCAGATCAAGGATCTAGCAGCTATCGTAAAGCTATTTACCCTAATTATAAACAAAATCGTAAAGATAAGTACGACAAACAAACTGAAGCTGAGAAAATAGAATTTGAATTATTCTTTGAAGATTTTACTGCAACACTAGAGTTATTAGCCGAGCACTATCCAGTACTAAGATTTCCTGGCGTAGAGGCAGACGATATTGCTGCATATATAGTAAATAAAAAACGTCGATTACCCATTGACCAAATTTGGCTTATATCAAGTGATAAAGACTTAGATTT